TTGATAAGGTCTCAGCGTAAATGGCTTTGCTGTTGCCTTCATTTCTAATTCCGCTCTCATACTCAACCCAGTCCTCCCCCGCATCAACAACGCCCCACGGCATCCCATATGGATTATATATGTGCTTATCGCAGCCTTGCTTCTGCGCTGTTATGCTCAACGTCTTACCGCTAACGCCACACGTCCAGCTTCCGTCTTTCTCAACCGTTGCCTTGGCGCATGTCCTGCAATTAACTTCCGGCACCATGCCGCGATGACAAATCGGGCGATACTCGCAAAACTTGCAAGCAAACCAGTCTTCACTTTCCGCAATTTTTGTCAGCGGCTTGTCGGAAAATATAATCTTGTCTGCCTTGGCAATCAGACTTTCAGCATATGCCTTGTCATATTTAATCCGCTCAACGTAAATCTCGTCAGTGTTCTTGTTCACCATAACAAACATGCAGCGGTCTAGGTCAGACAGTAACATGTTAACCTGACACTGCGCCCAGTACACAGGCTTTGACTTCTCTACACCGTCTTTCTTGGTGCTTTTAAAACTCTTGTCATTGGCAGTCTTGAACTCTAGAACCGCCGACTCCTTGCCTTCTGGAAAGTCTGCGCCTACGCCATCAAGACTAGCAGCAAAATGACCACCAAACCTTTTAAAATTAATCTGCTCGCCAGTGGCATCGTCAACCTCCCACACTCTGACACCTATCGCCCTCAGATCGGCAACGATCCTGGCCTCTTCATGGTTGCCAGTGTCGAACATGCGTATCAATCGGCCATCATGATCAGGCGCCCAGCTCCAGCGGAACTGGTACCATAACGCCCTCTCACATTCTTTTCCTATTTGAGACGCCCCCAGATGGGGACGCCTCCAGTCATCGCGTGTCTTCAGATAATGCTCGTAAATGGCATCTACGGTCTTAGCATTTGCATAACGCGACAAGTCCATATCAACGCGCCCAGCTTGGCTTGCTGCTTGTAGCAGGCTGTGCAGGAATGCTTTCACCGGCCATGTAAGATTTAATCTCATTACTGGCAGAATACTCACCCTGCGCCGGGCGAATAACCACTTTGACCATCATCGGCTTGTCATGCAGCTCCTGACTGTCAGTCGGTGTCATTACACCCGTGGCGCGGCAGATAGACGACAAGGTGCGCTGCGCGATATCCACTGCCACCTTGTTGGGGTTATTAAGATTGAGCCGGTCAATCAATTTACGTCCGCTATGCTGACCGTCGATGATCTCAACAGTCAGTTGCATGTAGCTGCCAGTACCTGCCTTTGTCGATTTTTCTTCCGACTCAGTAATCACCGCCTTATAAGTCCCTTCGGGGATCGGCTCATAGCTTTGGCTTGGTGCAAAGTCGCTCGCATTAAATCCATCAAGTCTCATTTTTATCTCCTACTGGCTGACGAATTGTTCAAAAGGGTTTCCGCTGTCGAAAGTAAACGGAAGAGCATCAGTGATGCCAAAACGGTTTTTAGTGACCGAGGCGGCTTGCGGATAACAAATAATCTCCCGCTCGCCCGTGCTAATTGCACGTTTACGCTCACCATCACCGCGCACAAATGTTTTGAGCCTAATCAAACCGACCAGGTCCACATTATCTGTGTAGTTTGGAATTGCCTTCTTGTGCATCCGCACGGTGTAACGTGCATAGGGATCATAATCTGGCAACTCAATCGTTTCAGTGTCGGCGTGACCGATAAAAACAACATTCATGTTTTTCTCGTAGGCCAGATTACCAGCCCAGTCTCGCAGTGACCGATGGACTTCAGCCGCTGCATTAAATCCGGCACCGTATCCACCGCCAGCCTGACTGATAGACTTGGCTTTTGGATCAGCCTCGACGATCTCCTGCTCTACCATGCTTGCAAGTTGCGTGATTGAATCAATAACCACAGTTTTGAAGTCATGGTCATTGACCGCCAGCGATTCGATGGCACTAAAGACATCATTGCTTGACCGCGCTAACGGAAACAAGGCAACATTCTCATTGCCTTGCAGACTAGCCGTGCCGTCCTCAGTCCGGATGATAACAGGCTTCGGAAACATGGCGGCAAGTGTTGTCTTGCCCATGCCGCCCTCACCAAAAATGGTGCAAATGACGGGCCTCTGACCCGTCGGTGTCGATAAACTATTAAGATCAATCATTGGTTACTTTCACTCCTACTTTCTGCTTGGATGTTGTGAACGCTCTTGCAATATTAGCCCAGATTTCAGGCTCATTGTTCTGCAACCAGCGCATCATGGACAAGTCAACGGTCGGAACCATCTTGACTGGCCAGATTACTTCGGGGCATTTATCGCGCACTAGATCCCATGCTTTAGGATCAACCTTGCGAGATACCCTCTGATTTAACTGGATCTTAAAACCATCTATGCTGTGCGTAATTGTGCCTTCGTCCTTGACGTCGAAGGCTTCGCATAGTTGACTTTCTAGATTAACACGCCGCTCCTTGGCAGCGTTTTCGGCTGTTTTAGCGTCAAGCCATTCAGACGCAATTGTAGCGATATTAGACATTTATCTATCCTTTCTTTCTTCCTACCCATTGACTTATAAGCACTGCTTATATTAAGTCAACAGTCCAAGGAGATTTTTATGAAAAAGACAACAAGTGGCTGGGCAGAGTTTTACACAAGCAAGATGCAATGGGGGCTGGTAAGCATTCCGGCGGGATCAAAGGCGCCTAAATCATATGGCTGGCAACAGGTCGAGCGTGCGCTTGTCAATTCAGACCAGGCGGTCATTCACTATGAACAGCATCCGACTTTTAATATGGGCTTGCTACATAGCGCCAGCGGTACATGTGCAATAGACATAGATGATGTCGAGCGCACAAAAGAATGCTGGGCTGCTCTTGGCATAGATTATGATGCAATTCTGGCAGCAGGTCCGCAAATTGTCGGACGTTCTGGCCGAGCAAAGGTAATATTTAAATGTCCCGACACAATTAAAAGCCGTGTTAGTTTATCATGGCCAAACATCGGGGTCATATTTGAATTGCGCGCAGGTTCGACACAAGACGTTTTGCCGCCCAGCATTCACCCGGACACCGGAATGCCTTATGAATGGGCAGGTCGATCATTAGAAATAGGGTTGCCAGAACTGCCGCATCAATTGCGCGTACTTTGGGAAAACTGGAAACGCTTTAAGCCGCAAATGGAAGCGATTGATCCAAATTATGTAGACAAGTCACCGACTATGCCAGCTAAACCACGTCCGGCAGGTACAAGCGTGATTGATAGATACAATCAAGAGCATAATATCCACATGTTGCTGCAAGCGTATGGATACAAGCGCACAGCCAAAAACAGATATCTAAGCCCCCGCAGCACGAGCGGATTGTCTGGCGTTTCTGTTTTCGAAGACAATACAGCATATAGTCATCATGCGTCTGATCCGTTCGATAGCGCGCACAGTTTTGATGCGTTTGAACTGTTTTGCCAGTACGAACACGCAGGTGACGTCCAAAGGGCCGTCAGAGAAGCCGCGCAATTGCTTGAAATGCAATCAGATTCAACTTTTGAATATGACAAGCAGGCCATCGATCACGGCGCCAAAGTCGCGCAGTCAATTATGAATAATAAAAAGTCAGATAATGATATCCCAGACCATTTGCTGACCGTTCCGGGCATTTTGAATGAGGTGGTCACTTTTTACGCAACAACTGCACCAAAAGAACAGCCCCAATTTGCAGTCCAAGCGGCTCTAGCTTTAGGTGCTGTCGCTATGGGTAGACGCTGGCGGACATGCCAGCAGAACTACAGCGCATTGTATTTTATCAATGTTGCCAAATCCGCAGCCGGAAAAGAACATGCAAAAACGGTGATTGAGCGTTGCCTCGAACATGCTGGATTGGACAAATTGATCGGACCAGGCGGCTATACGTCAAGCGCTGGCGTCTTTTCATCGCTCGTCAATCAACCAAATCACATTGCGATCATTGACGAGCTTGGTCGGGTTCTAGCATCCAGCCAAGCCGCCGGAAATCAGCACAAGGCCGACAGTCACACCACTTTAATGGAAGTCTTCGGCAGGCAAGCCGCAACACTACGGCAAATTGGATACGCCAAAACCGGATTGACCAAATCACAAGCCGCCGACCTTGATCGAATAGTTAAACATCCATCATTGACGCTTTTAGGCATGACAACACCGTCTACATTATATGACAGCCTTTCAAGCCGTTATGTTTCGGATGGGTTTTTAGGCCGCTTTTTAATTGTTGAAAGCCACATGGGCCGTCAAATGTCACGCATAATTGATCGAGATATTGAGCCGGGCGAGCGTTTGATCAATTGGCTCAATGAATGTGC